GTCTAAAGCTGACACCATCTTCTTTGCTTCTTGGTCAGTGACATTGGGTATCTGTTTCAACTTGGCCATCAAGTCTTTCAAGTCGGCCTTGTATGAAATCTGAATACTCTTTTGAACTTCGTTTGCCATGGTTTACACCTTCTTCATGAGGTCATCAGCAAGTGCCTTGACAACCTTGTTTGCAGTTTTTCTGTGTGGTTTTACAAGTGTTTCATCAGCAACCCGTTTGCCCTGCGGTCTGATGATGTCTTGACTTCTCCAGTTCTCAGAATCAACACCGTACTTGATGACATAGGAATATGGTGCAGTGTTCTTCAAGAAGACAATCACTTTGCCATGGGCATCCACTTTGATACCGCGCTTGAACTTCTTATAACTACCCTTCGAAACTTTAAATGTGCTGGTGACATCCCCATCTTTATTTCTTCTGATGATGGGTTGTCTTTTTGGCCAGTCCAGTTTTGCTTCTTTTTCAATCCGCTTCAATTCAGCATCCATAATGGCTTCAGCACTAGGTGCAACAAGTCTCAAGAAGCCCATGAACATTTCAGTCATGTCTTCTTGAACTGTTACAGTTGCATTGCCACTTGAATACTTCTTCATTTTATCCCATCCGCTTCTTTATCATTGCTTCCATTCTAGCCCTTTTTATGGCTTCTTGTCTAGCATGTTTGTCTTCTGGAGATTCACAATGAAGTCTATATTCTGCAACCACTTTCACTTTTGTCGATGGGTCTAGGGTATAAAACCAGTTTGGTTCTTGATTCCAGCGCATTGCAATCCGCATAACCATCAAATCAAACGCACCCCACCGACTTATGAAAAATTTGCTGTGTCCTCAACTTCTTGCTCAGTGGGTATGACTTTCATCATCTCCACCAACACTGCAGAACCTTGTTCATATATCTGCCCAGGAGTCATGCCAGCATCTAACAATCTGTCCAAACACTTGAAACCAAATACAATTGGGTCACCACTTGCAACTGGATATGCTGGCAGACATTTGGAGTGGTCAACACCAACTGCAATTGCAGCAGCACACAGTCTTCCCAACTGGGCGCGGTTTGGTTCAGAACCCCATATGCTGACAAAGTCAAGACAAACAGCAATAGATTTCGGCAGAACAACTTCATGTTCTCCAAGTTTCTTCAAATCAACTTTCATTCAGTACCTCACATTTTATGAAAGATGGGCTATCCACCGGACAGCCCTAAGTTTTTGTAAATTATACAGGACCAGTAACAGTTGAACCACCGTAACAAGTGAAGTTCAACGTGAATGCACTGGGGTCACCTTCTGCAAAGTCCAAAGTGCAAACACACTTTGAAAGAAGAACAGTGTGGTCTGCATCATCACCAAAGTCAGTTCCTTCTGCTTTGTATTCGATGTCAACACAGTAATGTTCAACATATGGAGTTCCAGCAGTACCAGTTGAAACATTTCCACTGTAGAAACCAGACTGATTGATGAAGTCGCGAATTGAACCCGCTTCACTGGCATCTGTGAACTGTCTGAAGTGAAATGCAAAAGAACCTGTAATTGCTTGTTCATCTTGCTTGCGGATTGCTGCAAAGTTTCCGCGGTCCGTCACTACCAGTTCAGAAAACTGCTGTGGTTGTGAGAATGAAAAGTTTCCATCTTCGAATGCAACATCAAGTGTGACTGCTCCGCCATCTTTTAATGTAATAACGCCATCGCGCTTGGTCTTTGGTACAACTGAATAAGCCATAGTGGGTATCCTAATTTAGAGTGTGTAGGGTGGTAAAATCAATAGTAATTATAATGTATTCTTGGGACTCTGTCACTTCACGAGTTGACCCATTATATCTGATTGTGAAGGCATTCTTTGGTGAAATATATGCAGTCAATATGTCTGCAATGATTTGCTGCTCAGTATCCAAGGCCAAATCATAATCTGTCGGGTATATGTCCAAAGGTCGCAACCGATATGAAAAGATAACTTGGACAGGAGTATTGATATAAACACCAACAGAACTGCGCTGTCTTTCTTCCATTGCTGTGCTGTTTGACAGTCCAACTGTGAATGCTAGATGTGCAACAGTGTTCTCAGTCCTTCCAAAGTAGTCTGGACTGTGTTTGGACATCTTGAATCCACTGATTGCTGCAACCTTCTCTGCAATGGCTTGTCTGACTGTACTGAGATTCATCTTCTTCTGTACCTTCTGCGATAGTTAGAACCAGGTTGGCAAGTGTAGATGACTGGCTGTTTTGATTTGCGGTTGTTTGGTTGGTCGCTTTGTCCATCGTGGTCATAGTCATAGACAAAGTTTATTTGTTTCCATTCATATGTGTACTGCTTGAAATGCTCACTTGCTAGGTCTAAATATCGACCATTGGACTGACCCAGTGAACTGTGGAAATCTCTAAAGATGTAATACAGTGTCAAGTTCTGGTGTGCTGCTCTGAATGCTTCTGCACTCATCACCAAATATTCAAGACCACCACCTTCTGTTCTCATCTTCTGAATCATTGCATACCATGCTTCATCAATGTATGACTGGTATGAAGTCAAGTTGCTTGGTCTGATGTCTGCCAGTTGGGAATATGTGCTGGTCAAATCTCCATCACTGATAACTGGGTACAATCTGCGCTTCACAACAGCTGCACTGCGCCTGAAGTTATAGACTCCAGTTGAAAATGTGATTTCCCAAGATTGCAAATACCCTTCACCCAGTTGCAAAGTGTCTGCCAAGTTGGATGATGAATGTGTATATTGTGAAATGTTGGCTGGAAAAGTCCCTGCTGCTTCATCAACAATCTTTGTTCCATTGGGTGCTGTTAGACTGTAGCGCACATCTGTTGGAACCACCAATGCACCATCACGATAGACTGGGAGTGTGGTCAACTGTGATTTCCCACGCTCTAATAGTTCAGGTATCTTGATTTGTGGTGCATATGGTGTTGAATTGCTCATTGTGTGAAATCCTCATAGATTGCAAGGCCTTGTTTGTTATATCCAGCAACAAAGGCTTTCATGTCCTTGACTTTACCACGCAATTCATCCAGTTGCTCTTTCTTTTCAGGAAGATGTTGTTGCTTGATAAGAATCTCAATTTCTCTGCTACGTTCCAGTTCATGAATGGCCAGTTGCCAAAAGTGCGGTTCAGGATTTCCCAAGATGTTTGAGCGCAGGAGATTGACAGACCATACTTGAAAAGCATTCAAATCCATGCTTTCAATCAGTCTGTTGGCCACCACTTTGATTTCCATCCACTTTGGGACATGGTAGCGACCACCACGCACTGGATAAACATGCATATAGTCATATTTCTGTGGGTCTAAGTATATCCAACCCTGCTGCTGAAGTTTTCCAATACGAGAACCAGGATTGCCAAGTTCACCATGGATTTGATGAATGCCATTCACTCCAGGCATGACACGTTCCATTCTGAGATGTGGAACAAAGAAACCTTTCTTCACTGAAGCTGTCTTCTTTCCTGTTGTGGAAAGTACATCTTTATAGACAAATTGCCAGTTGGTGGGATGCCACTTGTAATAGAAAGGGTGGTTGGGTCTTGCAGGCAACACATTGGTTGTCTGCTTGGTCATTGGTTGCCATTGTTGTGGTTTGATTTCCATGTTTGTACCTCATTGGAAAAAAGGTGGTGGCCATGGAAGACCACCACCCAAGTTTGTGCAGATTATACTGCTGAAATAATAGTGACACCGCGGAAATCATCGATAATCGACATTCCCAAGTAAGCATGTCCGACTACCGAAGTAATGGCCTTTACACTGTCGCGGTCCATTTCTATAGAAACTTCACCCATTTCCATGGCTTCATTTGCACCAACTGGAGAAGGCATCCCAGTTGCGAATCCCAAAGCACCAGCAGCAAAGATTGCACCAGCATGGTCAGTTGCATCATTAGTGATGTATGAAGAAGTATAGATTTCAACACCCATGAAGTTACCTTTGTAGTGTGAACCTTTTGCACTGATTGCTTCATAAGATGCAGCAACAAATTGCAAGATTCCAGTGGTCTGAGCAAGAATGTTGTCTTGCAGGTCAGCCCATTGTTTTGGATGCAACAAAGCAACGTATGGTCCAGGAGCACCCTTTCCAGAATCAGCTTTTTCCAATTCTTGGATTGCAGACAAGAAAACAGCAATTGTTAAATCAGCACCAGTAGAACCTTTGGTGCTTGTGAAACCAGCAACAGTTGCACCAGTGAGGTTTGCAAATAATGCTTCATAAGAGTTTGCAATACTTTCTGCAATGCGGAATGGGTCAATATCACCAGCGTTCAAACCAGTCATACTAGCCAAGTCTGTGATTTCGTATGCTAAAGAATTTCTTTTGCAAACCACATCAACATGTCCATCAGTTAAGGGACTTGCGTTCACTGCAGAATCTTCAGTCAAACCAGTGAAGGCAGTAAAAGCATCATATCCATCAAGGCCCGCTTTGCGAACGCGGATGGTATCAGAACCCATTCCATTAATGCTGCCGACAAAGTCAACAAATGGAGTGTTTCTGAGGTTAGTTGAGTCAGTGAGTAAAAGTCGGATTTCCTGAGAAATCATCTTTTGCATTCGTAAGTCTTCGTTTGGGGTAGACAACCCGTATTGAGTAATTGGCATGATAAACACCTGAATAGGAAGTTAAAAGTTTTGTGGGGTGGTTTTGTGTGGACTTTCTGCTGTTGCGGGTGCGACCCTTCCACTTCAAAGTGTGTACTGTATTTTATATGATATAACCGGCTTTGGC